AACTTGCTGACGCTATCATAAACGGTGATGGTGCTGGCAAGCCTCTCGGTATTCTCAACTCCCCTTGTCTGGTAACTGTCACGGCTGAGACTGGACAGGGTGCTTCTACTATCGTAGCTGAGAATATAATCAAGATGTGGGCTTCTCGGTTCGGGACTAACTACGTCTGGCTGATTAACCAGAACATTGAGCCTCAGCTTTACACAATGGCTTTGGCGGTAGGTTCTGGTGGTATCCCTGTCTATATGCCTGCTGGCGGGCTTTCTGGTGCGCCTTACGGAACGCTGTTTGGGAAACCTGTTATCCCTTGCGAACAGTGTGCTTCTCTTGGAACTGCTGGTGATATAATCCTTGCCGACCTTTCCCAGTATGTAATGATTAGCAAGGGCAATATGCAGTCGGCTTCCAGCATCCACGTCAACTTCCAGACTGACCAGACGGCTTTCAGGTTTGTCTATCGCTGCGATGGTCAACCGATGTGGGACGCCTACCTGACTCCGTATAAGGGCACGACTTCCTATCAGTCTCCGTTTGTCTGCCTTTCTGGGACTAGAACCTAGTTAAAGTAAAATAGCGGGGAGAGTTATTTTACTCTCCCCATTCAAAGTAAATTATGGAGGATAATAATAATGGGTAAAATGAATGTTGCACAAGATATACATATTGTGCCACTGGCTACTGAGGCACAAATCACATCAACCACTGTAGAGCCTCACATCAACATGAAGCTCTATGAGAAGGTAGAGTTCATCTATCATATGTCAACGGTTGCGGCTGATAACTTCACGCTGACTGTAACTCAGTCGGCGGCTACCGCTGGTTCTAGTTCTACCGCTATTGCTGCTCGTTATCGCTTGACGGCTGCTGCGGGTACGGATACTATGGGTGATACTACCACTCTTGCTTCAACTGGGCTTGCTATCACGACTGCACACGATGGGCTAACCCTGATTGTTGATGTTGATTCCAGCGACCTCACTACAGAGAGTAAGCCTTATGTAGGTTTGACCTTTACTGATGCTGGAAGCGGTGATATTACTGGTACTTTGATTGCTCTTTGCTGGCCTAAATACCCCAAAGAAACTAACGCTAACGCACTGACGTAAAATGACTATACAGAAACGAGATAAAAGAAAGAGGCGGGTGGTGAAAGCCACCCCCTCACCCCAAGTTGACAAGATGGTAAAAAACGATAATACATGTAAATGGTGTGGTCGTAAAATGTTATCAATCAGGTGTCAATGTGGGTATGTGCGGCCACGCAATAAATAACTTGGAATAATCTAGGAGGTATACAATGAGTACACAAGGTGTAGGAAATTTTGCAATAAATGCATTCTGGGAGTCTGGCAGGCTTATCTATTATGAGAAGGCTTACGGGCATACTACCACAGGTGATGTTTTTATTCTCGGTGCTGACTACGTTCAGGTAGGCGATACTGCTAACGATGTAAACTTCGTCTGGAAGGGTGATACCACAGGCACGTTCACGCTAGACGCTGGTGCGCACACCCTAGCTTTAACAGGCATGGCAACCTCAACCGATGGCGCAGTCACAATCACCAATGCCACAGCCACTTCTTCTACAACTACAGGGGCGTTAATCGTAACTGGTGGTATTGCTACGGCTGCGGACATAACTTGTGGTGATGACCTCTTTATGTCTAATGGCGGGGTTATCAACTTCAATGCTGGTAATCTTACTCTAACTCACTCGGCTGGCACACTAACCAATTCTGGTATCCTTGTAAACACTGGTGCTGTTTCGATTGATGATACTACGGCATCAACATCCACTACTACAGGCTCGCTTCATACGGATGGTGGTTTGGGTGTCGCTGGGGCAGCCTTTATAGGAACAGGGGTAAATGTTGCGACAAGCGGCTCGCCTGCAACCCATACGGCAGGAACCCCAAACTCTGCTCAATACTTTACGGCAGCAGGGGCTGGTTCTACGAGCATTGAACCATTCCTCGTATATTCTACTCTTACTGGTACTTCTCCTGTGGGCGGTAGGGGCAAGTTCTACACTACTGCAAATGTTGTATGTGGTGGTTGGGTTAATGCCTTAAAATCTCACATGAACTTTGGCACATCTGGGAGGGTGACAGGGCTGGCATCTAGTATGTGTGTTGAGATGGATTTGCCTAATGCCAATCTAGGCTCTGGCGGGTCTTACTATCCGTTGGAAGTTGAACTTAATCCAGGGGCTTCCACTGTATCGGCTGGTTCTGCTACAGGTAATCAGGTGGGCTTTATCGCTATGTCAGTCAATACAAACAAAGCCGACTTTGACGACAACGGATTCCTTTTCAAGATTGACGGTTTAACAGCAGATACAAATCACCTTTTGCAAGCCTCTACCACGGAAACTAACTATGCCTATTCTTTAAGAATTAATGTAGGCGGAACACCCATGTATCTGATGTTAGCAAGTGCGGCTGGATAATCTAAAGTAAGGAGAGATGATGATACTTAACACGTTTGAGAGACTTCTACTCAGGAACATTGTGCCTCAGATTCAAGGGTGGAACTATGCCCACATGAAAGAGGCAAGGGAACTCATGGAGGGTTTGTTTACCGAACAAGAGGAAACCGACCTTCAGTTTGAGCAGGTAGAAATGCAGGTCAAGTGGAAGGTAGCCAAAGAAGATGGCACGCCTATCCCGCAGGAACGTGACATACCAGTAAGTGAAGGACTTAAAAAGAAGATTGGTAAGTTCCTGAAACAACTTGACAAAGAGGAAAAGCTGGGCATGGAGCATTTTAGCCTATGCGAAAAATTCATGGATGAACAGCCCGCCCAATAAGCGGGCATCATCCTCCTTTGAGAGTGGTGGTGAAAGCTAAGTCTATATGCGAGCAATCTGTAAATGCAGACGGTAGCCACCACTCTCAACTAAAATACCTATAAGGAAGGTACGGTTATGGCTATAGATTTAACAGAGCAAGTATTCGCCATAGAAAGAACGCTGACTGGTTCAGATTCTTTTGTTGTAGAGACTGGTAATAACTTGGTAATCAAAAATGGAGACACGGATATATTTAAGGATAAACCTACTAGCGGGAAACAATGGCAAGTTGTTATAACATTAAAGATAGAGGAATCAAGCAAATAATACCTATAAGGAAGGTGTAAGATGCAATCAAGATATAAGGATGATTTAGTTGTAGTCAAAGGCGCAAGGGATGCAGGTTGGTTGTTTGGAAAACCATCTATCCATTATGGTGGTACTGCCAGTTATGGTGGCTGGACTAAATCAGACACCTCACCACTTAATCAAAAAGGTGGGGGATGGTTAGCTAATCTATATGGTGGGGCGCAGTCTGGTGATGATTGGGCTTCTTGTTACATTCCTGTAAACGAACTTCCAGTAACGCAACTTGATACGGCTAAGTGGTCATGGTATCAAACTAATGCTGAATCAATGGGGTTAGGTATTGTTATCTGGGTGCATGACCCTGATGATTTCGATAAGAGGGCGGAGATAACCCAGCTAGGTGGGGTAGCAGGATTAGAACACGCTGCCGGATGGAACGCACATGAGTTTGATTCTACCGATGCGGGGATGTTCTTCTATGGCGAAGGCACTACTGGAACTGACTTAACGGCTGGCACTCAATATACATGGGCACAATTTCAGGCTGATGCTTTGTTTTCAACATGGTCTATCTATCGTATTTCATGGGATTGGGGTTGGGAAGCATCAGGAACTTTTGAAGATGCTTGGCTGGCTGAAGTCAAAATCAATGGTATGTATATCCCTCTTTATCCAACTGAAGGAGAGACTATTGGAGGGCCGACTAAGACTTTATATGTAGCTACTTCAGGAACTTCTACCACAAAAGCAACTGCTATTACGCCCTCTTCTGTTTTTAAGAAAATAAGAATCAAGTCGGTATCAATGGCTACTCTAAGCAGTACGGCAGCTAACTTTGAAGTTTACTTTGGGACTGGGGCTAATATAACCACAACGCCAGCTAACGCAATCTGTATAACTAATCTTGATACCGATGCTACCGTTAGTGACCATTTTGAATTTGGGGATGATGGGCCGTTAAGTGCTGTGAATACAGTTGTCTCAATCAGGACTTCAGCAGACATAACTACTAATGGAATATTCGTCTTTAACTATCGTGAGGAATAAGATGGATGAAACTGATAAACCCCCCTCGCTTAAGAGTAGTTTACGCCAGCCTACTTCAATTAGAGTACGTTCTGGCTCTAGTGACAGGAGTATTACTAGGCGCAGAAAAATGGCTTTTATTCAGCATTTGTCTAGCCCTATGCTTGCTTCTCGGTTTCGTAACGACTTGGTTATACTGGAGAATATTTGACCAAGGAGTAAATCATGGAAAACACTGAAGAGTTTGAGGCTTGGCTATTCCGTTTAATCCATGATGCCAAAATGAAACTAAGTATGAGTGATAGAACAATCGCTTATATACTTTTACGTGAAGGTACTAACTACTACCTAAAGGATATTTGTAACGATGAGCTACGAAACTCTAAAGAACATGATTGATTATAACAAAGAGCAAGAAGAACTAGGCAGGGAAGAAGCCATGAATCCTATAGAGTGCCCTTTGTGTGGTGGTGCTTTAGACGAGAACTCTGATGGTGAAAAGTCCTGCCCTATGTGTGGGAGGATATGGAGATAATGGGTATAGCATTGATTTGTATAGGATTATTCTTTATTTGTGTAGCAATAGCAATGGTCGTATTTTGGGGTATTAGAATGAGGGGTTAAATAATGTTTGGAAGTTATGCCTCAATCGCTGATATAAAAGGTGTACTTGGAATCACCGCTACAACGGATGATACTGTTATCAGGAAGATAGCGGAGTCTGCATCACGCTCTATTGACCAGTATTGTAACCGGACATTCATTGCCTATTCTGGCACTAAATACTTCAACGGAGATAGGGAGTTATGGATACCCGACCTCTTATCTATCACTACTCTCAAAACAGATGATAACGAAGATGGCACTTATGAGAACACTTGGACTACGGATGATTATATAGAATACGGCGTAGGATTAGAGGATACCCTTAATACATATCCTAGAATCAGGCTTGAGATTAACTCCAATGGGGATTACAATTCCTTCGCTTCTGGTGTTCAGAAAGGTGTACAGATTATAGGACTATGGGGATATGGTGATGGTATCTCAGCTACGCCTTATATTATAGATACCACAACTGCTGAGGCACTTGATACTTCTGAAACAGGAGTAGATGTTACCGCAGTTACTAATTTAAGTGCAGGACAAGCTATCCTGGTTGAATCTGAGCAGATGTATATTTACTCTATTGCTACGACTACTTTAACAGTTGAGCGAGGTGTTAATGGTACTACGGCGGCAACGCATGACACTGGCAAGTCTATTTATATCTATCAATACCCCTCAGATATAAGACAAGCGTGTATAGATTTAAGCGTAGCTCTTTATCAGAATAGAAGTAAACAAGGATTACAGAGTGAAAGAATTGGGGATTACAGCTACACGATAGCAGGAACTTCACTGGGTAAGAGTATGGTTGAAAGTATACTTGAGAGCGTTAGAAGTTATAAGAGGATGAGGTTCTAATAGGATATTAGCCCATTAAAGTATATTTTTATTTGTTGAGACATACTGATATTATGAGACTTGCAGTAGTAATAAATTTCCTCAATCTTGAAATCTGGTCTAACCCAAAAGTTACCAACTTCCATTAAGTCACAATCAGAATGACCAAATAAATCATCGGGTAAGATACCTAGATATTTATCACCAGGTCTTACATAGGGCAAAGCCTCTTGTTTGTTACGAGCTAATATAAGTCTCATCTTCTTTACTCCTTAAGATATTGCAATGCGTTGCAGAATCTATTTGCCTAAGCCTAAATGAATCATTAACCTGCGCTCAGCTTCTTGTTTTGTGATGTAACTATGGCATTGTTTATCTTCTAGTATTATCTGAATGCAAGCACAGTTATTCTTATACTTACCTAGATTCCAGTAGCAATCTTTTAATTTACAGTTTACTATTATGTCATTATTTACTGGCATTTTACCTCAAATGTTGGGCACAAAGGTAATTTATATTTAGAATCAATATCATGTACCATACAAGGATAGTGTTTGCAATCCTTACAGGTTTTGTCATTGCGTTCGTAATACCCTAGTTGATGTACTGTTTTATTCTTCATACTCATATCATAAACTAAAAAATAGTATTTGTCAAGTCTTTATAAGGAAATATTTTAATGGGAATATCTAGCGGACTTTTGATTGAAACCTTTTACCCTCAGACCTTAACCTCTACAGATGATGGTCAAGGAGGCGTGACTGAGGCATACGTAGACGGTACAGCTTTCAGGGGTAGGCTTTCAAGTTTACCTGTAGCTGAAAGAATGAGTGCTGATAAACTCACTACTTACGCTTCACATAAGTTATTCTGCGACAACCAAGCGATTAACGAGACTTACAGAATACGGAATAGCGATAGTTCAAGATACTTCTCAATAGTTGGAATTGTGAATCCGTCAAATAGCAACCATCACTTGGAATTGACTTTGCTTGAACTAGACTGAGATATTGCAACCCGTTGCACAATGTTACCAAATTATCATATACTTAGTACTAGTAATAAATTAATTTGTTTAATAATATCGCTTAGTTGGTAACTCCAATATCCCATACTCATAATTTGCCCACTTCCCCAAAATTCACGTAATAGTCTTATCTCTAATAGAACAAATAGCTTTATGATACTTAATATACAACTTCTTTTGTTTAGATGTTTTGGCTTTAAGGATTTGTTCTCTTGCCCATTGAAGTTCTCTTAGCCAATATATCATTGCCGTACCATTCATACTCTAATAATAACACAATAAAAGGATAATGTCAAGTGCTTAGTAATACCAATGTAGGATTTTACGCAAAATTAAAACTCTGGCCTGAGACGTGGGTTAAGAACACGGCTTATACAGTTGGTGATGTAGTTAAAGCATCAACTTATAACTCCCATTCTTATCTCTGTACAGTAGCAGGAACTTCCCATGCATCAACAGAGCCAACTTGGCCGACTACTAACGGGACTACTAAGGTTGATAATACGGTTACATGGACAACCTACGACACTAAGACTTATCAAATAAAAGCGAAGCAGGGTGACACAGTTCCTTATGTAACCTTCGGGCCTGAGACCGATGTTCCAATAAGTACGTTTGCCAGTGTAACACAGATAGAGTCTTTAACTTACTGGGTTAATTGTTTCTCAAGTAAGTCGGCGGCTGATGTTGCCGAGATAGCAGACGAGGTTATGAGCGCAGTTGATGATTGCACTTTAACAGTAACCGGCTACACCCCAATGAAATGCGTGAGAGAGTTTATCGGAAGTACAATCTGGGACTCAGAGACGGATATATATATGATACCCCTTAGATACAGGGTGTGGCTAAGTAGATAGGGGATAGTAAATAAACGCCCAGATTTTGATTGTAGTGCGTCTAATAATAGGAGGATGTGTTGTTAGAGCAGGTTATACAGGAGTTGGCTAGATTTCTAGGTATCACATTTAAGGAAGCCAAACAAAGGGTAGAAGGTTATAACGTAGGGATTGCGGCTGATAAGTGGAATAAAGAAGAACCTGAAACTAAAGAAGAGGTTAATAAATTCTATCAGGATGCAGACCATTACCTTTATGAATTAATCCCCTGGAATTATGGGGATGAGTTTAACCGGAGAGTATCCCCGTTATTCTTTTATCACAATAAGAAGATTCTGGAACTAGGAGCGGGGATAGGGTCACTGGATATAGCATTAGAATATGCTGGCAATCATGTAACCTACTGCGATATATCAGATACTTTGTCGGCTTTTGCTCAACAGAGATTTCAAGATAGAGGATTTCAAATACCTCAAGTCAAAGACCTCACCGGATTACATGACTTTGATATGGTGGTGGCGATAGACTTCTTTGAACATATACATAAAGACGCTCTACCTAAATTATTAAAAGAGATTTATAACGTATTAAAAGACGATGGATTCTTATATCACAGGTCTACTTTCGGGCAACAGGATATATTCCCGATGCACTTTGACCACTCAAAATACTTTAACAAGATGGCTAAAGATGCAGGGTTGACTTTAAGAGAGAATGGAGACCTAGTTAAAAGCACAGAAAGCAACGGGATTCAAATTGGTATCCCTGTTTGTGGAGATTTAAAAGACAATATCTTCTATTCGTTTCTGGGATTGAAGAAACCTTTAGGAACTAAACTAACCAAGATTAAAGATGTAGATGTAGGGTTAGCCCGTAATTCGATTGTCAGATGTTTAGAGAAAGACTGGCTGTTCTTCATGGACTCTGACCAGACCTTTCATCCTGAAACACTTAATAGGTTGATGTCTTGGAACTTACCGATAGTCTCAGGGATATATTTCAAATCACCTGGCGACCCTATCCCTCATGTTTATAAATATGTCTATCAAGATAAGATGAACTTGTACGTATCAAAGGCTAAAGAGATAGCTGCTTATCTTGAGAGATACAAAGACGAATTAAAGAATGCACCTCCGGCTACAATTCTCCCCGCACGCAAGGAAGATTTAATCGAATGTGATGGAGTAGGTGGTGGGTGCTTGTTAGTACATAGAAGAGTATTTGAAGCGATAGGAGACCCCTGGTTTGAATGTGCGAAGAGTCAACACATGGGAGAAGATTTTGACTTCTGCCGCAAGGCACAATCGGCAGGGTTCAAAATATATGCAGACCCAGGGGTGTTATGCGGGCATGAGCAGAAAGATTTAATCGGTCACAAGCATTTTATGTGCTGGGCTGACCCTGAACATAATGAATATCCCTGGGGAGAAATAGTTAAAACGGAGGTAACATAATGGCAGGACAGATTTCAGGTAAAGCAGGGGAAGTTTCTGTAGCAGGGTCAACAGTAGACGGCATCAAATCATGGACGATTGATTACACAGTTGATGCGTTAGACACTACGGACTTCGGGGACTCAGGACTCAAGACATATATTGCTGGTTTGAGTGGATGGAGTGGTAGTTTCGAAGGGTTCAAGGATGGCGCACCTACTGCAATAGGCTCAGAGATTGCTTTAATCCTTGAGGAATCAACGGATGCTACTCAAGTCTATACAGGGCAGGCTATCTTGACTGGTTCGCATCCTACGGTTTCTGTTGATGGAGTTGTAGGGATTGCCTATGATTTTCAGGGTACGACTACTCTAACAGTACCTACTGCGTAAAATATTGGAGGTAATAATATGGCACATTTAGCTGGTAAATCAGGTAATGTTTATTCTACTACGGCTGGCGGAACGGCAACGGGGGCTGTTATAGTCGCTGGTATGAAGTCATGGAATGTAGACTATACTTCAGATGCCCTTGATACTACTGACTTTGCAGACTCAGGATTAAAGACTTACATAGCCGGACTGTCTGGTTGGTCAGGTTCGTTTGAAGGGAATAAGGATGGTGCGCCTGGATTAGTCCCTGGCACTTCGTATGTCTTACACCTCCGTGAGAGTGGAACTTCTACCCAGTATTACACAGGTACAGCCTTAATAACTGGGCTACATGGCACAGCCTCGGTTGATGGTATTGTTGGCTTGTCCTATGACTTTCAGGGCAGCGGAGCTTTGACAGTACCTACTGCTTAATATGGAAGGTAGAATCGGCGGACTATTCAAAGACAATAACCAGATAGGCGGGTTTACTGATTGGAAATTCGAGCTACTATTGGCTTCATTACCCGATGAGAAGTACAAATTTGCTAAGTGGAAGCTCGAATCCCCTGCCTACTGGTTGTTTACGGAGCCGGATGAGTTTGTAGTCCGGCTCTATCACGATATAGGAGACTCATACTGGGAAGGTGAAGGGAAGATAATCTCTAAGATTCAAAGTGTGTTTGACACTATGATACATGAGCGTATTGAGATAATAGGGGAAGGAACTCTTGGTGAACACAGAGCAAGTAGTTTATCTAGCTAGAAAACTCCATTGGACAAGGGAAGAGATTGGCAAGTTATCCCCTATACAGTTTAATACAATCTTAAAAGAACTTTACTATCAAGAAAGTGTAGACGAATGGCGCAGGATGCACACGGTAGCCAATATCCTAGCGGCTATCTATAACACTATACCTCGCAAGAATAGAGGTGCCTGTAAAGCAGGAGACTTTCTACAAGGCGGTATGCCTACAAGGGAAAACAAAAAGCAAGACTCGCTAGAGAAACTAGCAGCCGATAAAGATATTAGATTACCTAAAAAGGAATTAAGAGAACGAAAGTAAAATACAAAATACTATAAGCTACTTAACTAGACTAAAGTAAAATAGGAGAGATGATGGAGACTAACATACTGGCAGAAGAAAAACCTAAAACTATAAAACTATCAGATGGCAAGGAATACAAACTACCCCCGATAGACATGACCACCCTTGCTAACATAGAAAAGACAATGGGGTTTGGGCTTGGTAGATTACAGACTAAACTTGAGAATGAAACCATGACCACTATGAGGGCTTTGATTTATGCTCTCTTGAAAGAAGAACAGTCCAGTTTAGATATTGACAAAGTAGGGCATTTAATCACGCTTAAAGAGATGAGTTCTATTTCTTCGACCATCTCGGAGATAATGGCTATTTCTGGTTAGAATAGAATACTGGAGGGGCAAATGTCAAACAACAAAAACATGATAGATGACCTGGACTTTACCCATAAAATTAGAAGTATGCCCGATAGAGAACTATTAGAGTTTACAGCCCTGCAAGTCTATGATGTCAACCAACGATGTCCTAAACATGATGCAAGGATAGCTGCGTTAGAAGATTCTGGCGCAGGTAAAGACCATGAGAAAAGAATCTCCAAGTTAGAATCTCAGCCCAAGACAGTGGGTGCTTTAAGCGGTGGAATAACTGGTGGTCTTGTAGGGATTATATTTGCCCTTATAGAGTATTTTAAGATAGGTAGATAATATGGCTGATGTCTTAACTGAACTCGTAGCAAAAATCACGACTGATGCTTCTGGTTTGAAGTCTGGGCTATCCGATGCCGAGGGGAAAACCGAACAGTCATCTAAGAAGATGGCTGATTCCCTGAAGAAAGTCGGCGTGGCTATGGCTGCTTCTGGTGCGGCTATTACTGCTGCTATGGGTATGATGGGCAAAGCTGCTATTGATGAAGATATAAACATGAAGCGGCTTGCTACTACAATTAATAACTCAGGGACTTCTTATGATAAAGTAAAAGATTCAATGGAAGCCCTTATCGCTACTACCCAAAGGAAAACAGGCATAGCTGATAATGAGCAAAGAGATGTTCTTAATCGGTTAATACTGGTTACGAATGATTATGGCAAGGCAATAGAATTACTACCGACTGCCCTAGACCTTGCAGCAGCGGGTGAAATGGATGCTGCTACTGCGGCTACTTATCTAGGGAAGGCTTATATTGATTTGGAAAATGGTGCTGATTCTGTTAGTGTTAGATTCGGGCAAGCCTCTCTAAAATTCAAGGATATGGAGGATATACAGAATAGAGTAGCAGGTTCCGCTGAGAATCTCAAGAACCCTATAGAGGGTCTCAAAAATGCTATAAGTGATGTATCAGAGACTATAGGTTCCTATTTAATCCCAACAATTAAGAGTTTAACAAACTGGGTAGAAGATATTTCTATCAAGTTTCAAGACTGGAGTAAGGAAAACCAAGTATTATCTAAGACTATCGTGCAACTTACAACTGGAGCGGGAGGAATTCTCGTCTTAACAGGGGGGCTAATTCTGTTAATCCCCCAATTAGTAAAAGCCAAAGTCGTGCTTCAGGAGTTGGCTGTATCATTCGGTGTAGCAAAGAGTGCGGCTCTAGGGTTTTATAGCGCATTGCTTTTAATCCCCGCTGCTATTGGTGCTGTAATTGCTATTTACAATAAACTACAAAGCCAATGGAATGCAGAAGCTCTTAGCCCTGTTGCTTACGCATGGGCAAAGATTGATACAGAAATTAAAAATACAAATGGTTCTATCAGGAAGGTGCATGAAGATTTCAAAATCTATAGTCAAGAAGAGGCTGATAGATTAGAGAAATTGGGTTACACAATTACTTATGTGGGTAAGCAAGCTGCGGATGCTGCTAAGGCAACGGCGTCAGAAGCCGAGTATACAAAGGGTGCAGATGCTATAAAGAAATTAAAAGATGCCTTTGGTGATTTAGGTAATGCTATAAAATCAAAGGGTGACCAAGCTAGATATGCCAGTGAACAAACCCGCCAAGCATTAGATAGTGAATTAAATAGTGCTCGTGCTAATTATAATACCCAGATGGGATTAATTTCCCAACTATATGCAGGTAAGATTAAACTTCTTAATGCTGGTGCGACTACCCAAATTAATGCTATCCAAGACCAGATTGATGCTATAGATAAACAAACACAAACAGAAGAATTAGCACTAACTAGAGCAGCGGAACAGAAACGACTTAAAGAATTAGACGGGACAGCATATGTAGAATATGCAGCAGAGGTTGCACGTAATGAATTGCTAAGAACTCGTGATGCCGAAAAGGAAACATTACGTGCTTCTATTGAAGACATTCGGACAAAAACCCAAACTCAAGAAGATGCTCTTAATGAAGAATTAAAAGCTGCCCAACAGAATGAACAAGATATTTTAATGGCAACTGAAAAACGGCTTGAACAAGCTAAGATTGACCTTGACAAAGCTCTTGAGATAACACTAACCCAGTTACAAAAGGAACTTCAAGATAAGATAGATAATGAACTTAAACTACTAGGGTCTACTGAAAATAGGTTAGCTGATGAAGAAAAGGCAATTAGGGAAAGTTATGCTAGACAGCTTGCGGAGGCAGCCTCATTCCAGAAGAAATTAAATGCCCTCTATTCAACAGTCACAGGGGCAGGTGGTGGTGGGGGGATGTCTGTTTCTGATTTTATGGAAGAAACTGGGTTGACTCAATCGCAAGCGAATGATGTTGTTGCAGGTTATCGTGCTAATCCTTCAAGCCCTGAATATGCTCCTGTGCGAGATATATTAAGCCAAGTAACAGGTTATGGCGGAGGTGGTATAGTAACTCAACCTCAACTAGCTATGGTAGGAGAAGCGGGGCCGGAGGCAATTATCCCATTAAATGAAGCAGGCAACATGGGGGGTGTTACAGTCAACTTTACCCAACCAGTATTCTTTGACCGTGAAGATACTATGAATAAGTTTGTTAAACTAATTACAGATGGGGTTAATAGACAGCAGAGATTGAGATTCGGCGGAGCGTATAACGGATGAACTGGTTAGCAGGTTGGAAGTATAGATTAAAACTCACCATAGACCACACAAAAGTTGATAGTGATTTAACCTGGTTCCCTGTAATGATTAAACTATCAACTTCTAGTGGGATAGATGACACAGACGTTAGTGCTGTCTTTGACGAGTTGGGAACTAATAGTCTTAAAATAGCAGTTACGCAATCAGATGGTTATACTGAAAATTATGTAGAAATAGAGAAGTGGGATTCCGCAGGTGAAGATGCTATTCTATGGGCAAGTAAAGATGGGTGGGTAATTGATAACGATATTGACACCACCCTCTATCTTTATTATGATTCGAGTCATGCGGATAACTCAACTTATGTAGGGATTGTTGGTTCGACTCTTGGGAAAGCTGTATGGGATAGTAGCTTTGCATTAGTAGACCACATGGCTGATAACTCTGATACGAGTCATACTAAAGACTCCACATCTAACGCTTTTACTGGGACAAAGAAAGGTGCTAACGAACCAGTCGAAACAACTGGGCAGATTTACAAAGCCCAACAGCATGATGGCTCTGATGATTATATTAGTTATGGGACTAATAATATAGTTGCATACCAACCATTAGGCATGACTGTTGAAATGATTGTCAGTCTTTCTAGTATTGCACACACAGGGAATGATTGCATTGCAGGAGTTGATGGGCAAGGTGCAGATAACAGACAATGGTTAGTTGGGGCTAACGCAGGGAATGCTGGGCGGTTATTCTGTTATGTTCTTCACGCTAATAGTTCTGCTTATATCGGTAGGAGAATGAGCGTAGCAAGTGCTATGGTTGCGGGAGTGCCTGCCCTTATACAAGCGACATGGGATGGAGGCACAACAAATGCCAATATCAAAATATTTAAGAATGGAGTACAAGTAGACGATACAGACTTAGGGGTTGGTAACTTTATTGGTATATCTGACACGGGGATACCTTTCCGAATAGGTGCGAATGGCGCAGTAAGCCCTGGAGCTGCTGCGCCTATAACCGTTAGCGAACTGCGATTATCGGCTGGCGCACGTTCTGATGCATGGATTACTGCTACTAAGTCAACACTCAGTGATGAGTTGATTACATTTGAAACAGAGAATAGCGTTACCCCTTCGTACAATATTCAAGTAGACTGGGATAATGATGGTGATTTCTATGATACCTATGATGATATAACTTCTGATGTAAAATCTATTAGTTACTCACGAGGCAAATCAGACGAACTTGGCAAGGCAGAAGTCGGACAATGCTCTCTCACTTTAAACAACGCTGATGGTAAATATACTCCTGGTTATGGTGGGGTTATATCTGCTTTATTACTCCCTAAACGACCTATACAAGTATGGGCATTGTATAACGGGACTAAGTATGATGGATACTATGGCTTCATTGAAGAGATTATCCCTCACCCTCATCTGTCAGAGCAGGACTGTATCATTACAGCAGTTGACGGGATAGACTTTTTGTCAAGACATGACCTATCTACTACGCTCACCAAGAACGCACTCACAGGAACGATACATGGCTTAATTCTTGATGATGCCGGATGGTCTGCTACCATGAGAACTCTTGATGCAGGCCAAGATACTGTTCCTTATTGGTATGGTGCGGATGTTAAAGCTAGATTTGTTCAGGAAGAAATAGACGATTCGGAGCAAGGGTTTTCTTATATAAGCGGCAACGGTTACTTTAACTTTGAGGATAGGCACCATCGCTCTACTGCTACTCACCAGACTTCGCAGGCTACTTTTGATAATACAATGGCATATATAACCTACTCCCTCAATCCCAAGAATGTTTATAATATCGTTAAGGTCACAGTCACTCCGTGGGAGTTGCAATCAGAGGCAGAGTTATGGAGGCTGCAAGAAGTTCCATCTATTGCTGTAGGCGATACCCAGATATGGTGGGGCAATACGCAATACCCTGTTGATGCTTGGGTTACACCTGCTTCTACTACGGACTATACTGCAAATTCCCAAGCTGACGGTGGCGGTGATGATATGACTTCGGATATAGCGATAACAACAACCAAATTCGCTAAGTCAATTAAACTAGCAATTAAGAATAACGGAATTGTGCCAGCGTATATCACACTCTTGAAAGCTCGTGGAACTTACTATGATGACCAGACGACAGTTACTAGAAAGGCTGAGGACACTACGAGCCAAACAGCCTACCAGAAAAGAACACTCACAATAGATGGCAAATATATGACTGATGCTGCCCTTGCTCAGGATTTATCCAATTATGCCATCGGGAAATATAAAGACCCTCGTGCTGAACTTTCTCTGTCCTTAATTAATCAAGATGCAGCTACTCTAACTCAAATATTATCCCGTGAAATATCAGATAGGATAACGGTAGTCAATACCAAGCTAGGGATAAGTGCGGATTATTTCATAGACTATATGCAGCACGATATTTCAATGGGAGGGAAGTTGCACACGGCTACATATCGTTTAGCAGATTGTATTAACGAGGACTTCTGGTGCTGGGATTTCTCAAAGTGGGATTCCCAAACGAAATGGGGGTATTAATATGGCTTGGAATTTACCTAGTTTGCCAGTAGCAGGTTCAATAGCGACTGTCGCTAATTGGGCTACTAAAGTTATTGATTCATTGCGCTATCTCAAGGGTATGGATGGTGTACCTACTGTCCAATCCGGGTTGATAATTGATAACACAGATGGAGATGAATACGTTTTACCCCCCCTATTGTCTACCGCTGAGACCAACTCGGTATTAGATGCTGAGGGCAAGATAGCCTTTGATGAAACTACACACCAATTAAAACTCCATAACGGAACTGCTGTTAAGGCAGTAATAAGCGAAGCCGATGTAGATGATACGCCTGTCAATGGGGCTGACACTGTACCTATCTCTAGTAACTGGGCTTACGACTTTATTAATACATTAACAACTCAAGCTGATTTACCCTATGCCACGGCGTCAGGTGTATGGGCTAGATTACCCAAAGGAACCGCCGGGCAACGGCTTAGTATGAATTCAGGGGAAACTGCCCCTGAATGGGCAACTGTATCAGGCATCGCTATCAGCTCTGGGTCATTCACCGGGAATAGCACAGCTAACAGGGCTATCCCCCACGGGTTAGGAGTTACCCCCAAGATAGTCTTTGTGTTCTTCACAGCCGTGGCTACGTACCCCGCTTATGTTGGGATTATTCAGAGTTCTGGCGGCGGAGTTCAAATAGATTTTGATGGAAAAAATACAGCGGTAACATCTTTAGACAGTACTAATTTTTATGTTACCAGCGGCACTAACATAAATACAGTGCAATACTCATGGACTGCGTTAGGGTAAGGAGATAATAATATGAAATATTGGAAGAGACAAAACCCAGAGGGGAATATAACTACGGTAGAATCATATTCTTTTGATGATGATATAAATGGCGCAATTGAGATAGACGGAAAGGAGTTTACCGCATATATAAACTCATTACCCAAACTTGCCCCTCTACCAACGAGAAATATATTAGAGGAAATAGACCAGCTCAAACTAGATATAGCAACACTTAAGACAAAATAACTGCAATGTGTTACGCTAAATGAAAGGGGGGGGTTTAAACCCCCCCTTTCTTTGTCTCCATATTCAATTATATTTGTGTCGTTACACCTCCTTATATTTCCTGGCTCGTTTCCCAACTGCTCTTGGGATAACTGCACTGACGGCGGCTATCAAGCTAACGATAAACTGAAAGATGTTTGAAGCGTCTTTAATTACTGCGATAACATCATCTGCCAAGTGCATCCGTTCAGTGTCAGTCAGCGCCCCATCTGCCATAAAATCTATGTAGTCCTGCTTAGTTTTGAGTACCGAGTGCCATAGACTCACACAGACGGGGATAATAACACCCCACGATGCCGCAAACAGCACACCTAGAATAATCCCGATTAGTTCCCAGTTCATACACCCTCCTTATTGAATTACCTTATCACACTGATAACCATTCTCACCAATTTCAAAAACATCTCCGGTTTGTGGTTCTATAAGCACTCTCCTATCTTCCACTCTAGCTATATTGAAGGCATGATATCCTATTGAAGTCATACCCAGGACTATTCCAAAATCGTTAATCCCAAACTCTGCGCTTATTAACCCTTTCATTAAGATAGCGAAATCATCACAATCAGTTCTGGATTCTTTATATTTTGGAAATGGATAAACCTTCCGGCAGTATTTAACAGCCTCTTGGATTCCCCATAGTGTAGTATAGTAATAAGGCTGAAGGGCATCCCATAATCCTAACGGGGTTGCTATCCTCAAGTCATTAAATTCAGACTGAACTTGACCAGATGTAATCTCATAAAACGTAATATCCGGCTTGACCTTATTAAAGCACATTTATCTTGGAACCTCCCACTTAACGGGTGGATGTTCTGCCTTGCATTTACCCACACACTCAAACAGATAAACCGTCTTGCCTTGCACATCCGGCAGTCTGGCTAATCTCTCGGCTTCATTCTGCGCTTCTAACAGTGAGTACCATTTATAATGTCTCCCACCGTCAGTTCCCTCGACATAACACTCCCAGAATTGTAACATGGGAGTTTCTTCAATCTCCTCTGGACACTCATACCCATAATGGTCACCATATCGCCTGCCACAGTAAGCACAAAGAGTATTGGAGAGAGGGTGTTCGCCATCAAAATTCCCGAACCTTCTATATAGTTCAAATTCTTCGCTCATTTTGTATCCTCCTTAATCCAACTTTGCCAAACTTCTTTACTCATTATTTCATCAGCCAAGCCATACGAGATGGCTTCCTCTGCACTCATCCAGTAGTCGCGGTCAATATCAGTTAGTATTTCATCATGGCTTTTCTTAACTCCACACTCACGGAGAATATCCACTACTGCGTTACGGTATTTCTCCATTTGTCTATGCTGTATGTCCCAGTCTCTAGCATCCCCCCCCATCTGCCCTGCCGGCAAATGAAGCATGACCTTAGCGTGAGGGGAGAGATAACGCTTATTACCCGCCGCTAATAGTATTGCCGCCGCTGACGCGCAGTAATCGCCTATAGTTATAATGGGGGATTGTATTCTTTTCATTACATCGTAGAATAGAAAAGTAGTATCTAAATCTCCCCCAGCCGAAGTAATAAACAACTTTATGGGTTCGTGGGAAAGTGTATCTAGCGCCCCTAGTAATTGCCTGGGGGAAGAATCGCCTGTAATAACTCCATCAAGATAGAGCGTCCGGTATTCTTGCGTCATATGTTCTTTGTAGCCCGTCATTTGGGTATCATCAACCAGAATATCTTCCCCGTTTAAATTAAAAGTTCTTGGATATAACATTTATTCTACCCTCTTTTCGTTTAAGTAATCTCCTATATCTTTCAGTATTTCCATAACTGTTTTATCAAACTTATCAAACGGGCACCCCTCGCTAAACGGGCAAGTATGACATTCGTCTACTTGATGCACCGTCCGCTTCCCAGTGGCTTTGTAAATAGGGCAATCATCTAATTTCATTCTATTCATAGTTTAACACATCCTACACAATTTGTCAACAAATTCATTCTGTGTCTCTCCATAAGGAACCTGCTCCAAGAAGTTATCCTCACGATTAATCATCCATCTCATCCCATAGGCATTTTGCGTAGCACCACATTTACATCGGCCTGACAATGTTTGCCCATCACTATTATAGTTCTCTGGGTTGTCATTAGGGAACACGAAATGATGGTTACACATTTCTAACCTCCTATCTAATTACCTATAATAATTAAACCTAATTCCTTAGCTACTTTTAACTCTGCTAGAGAGCCTTCTGAGTTTTGCCAACCATCAACCAAGTAAATCGCATCACATCTCTTTAATAGTTCAATGCAGCCTTTAAGCCATACATCATCAGGACATTCATTCTGGAAGTGTTGCGTCATAGTATGGGGGCAGATAACAGCATAACCAAGTTTCCAGAATCTTAATGAGGCATCCTCGGCCTTGCGGACATTCTGCATTATCCCCCATTGTGTTTTAGCTCTAAAGGCTCCGGCTATGTAAATTACCTTAATAGATTTCATTATCTCCCTTTCTCGTTTTCTTGATTCACTAATTACCATTCTTATCTCCTAACAGTCTAGCTATCTTAGCATAAACATGGACATCTGTCAAGCGAGTGTCTATGTTTTCTACCTCACCTTCGTAACCTTCATTCATCATCCATAAGGCACAATCAAGTTGTTTTAACATATAGACCATAGCCACGACTTGAGGATTAGATAATTTGAGTTTAGGGTATAAGGCCAGGATAGAAGATACTCGCTCAAAGTTACCAAAAGGGGAACCGCCTTGAGTGTAGTCCTTATTCTTCACTCGGTATAGGTCTAGTTCTTTTTGTGTTAGTTTTTCGTAATTTATCCCACTCATTTTGTAACAACTCCTGCGCTTTTAATATCCGTTTTACTTGCCATGCCTCTACTTTCATAGGAAAAGCTACATGAGGTTCTAATTCTTTAATAACCTTCTCATGGTTAGCTATTTTAACTATCGCTTCTATAATACAATCGTCTGTCATATTGATTTACTCGTTTTAATTTCATTAGTATTTGGGTTGATAGTGAACATAGCACAGCAAATTTCAGTTGGAGGATAACACTTTTGCTCACCATAAGAAGCCTGGACACCTTGTGTATAAGTTCTGAACCATGAGCCAGTAGTTACTCCGCTGACTACCTTACTTTTGATTTTACCTTGTTTATTACCCTTGTCAATGACTACCATTCTTGAATATGATTTTTCCAAGTAATCATGCAGATGAGCATAACCATAAATATCAGCATCCATTGACTTCATCCAGCGCATGAGAGCCATAAGTTTAGCCCCTTCAGTAATTGCTCCTGATGAACCATGAGTGAAAGCACCAGTGATTAAATGTCGTTCTGTGCTATTCTCTCTTTGGAAGTGGAAGCGGATAAAACATGAATAGCCTAGATTGTCTACTTTCAAAGCATCACATAGGTTCTGTTGCACATTCTCATGGTTGAATATCCTGATAGAGTTTTCGTGGTTTCCATAAAGTAACCCTATGCACTTGTGTTTGATAGGGACAAAGAGTTCGGTTAGCCGTTTCGTTTGGCTATGACCTAAGTTATCCGTCTCAACCCACTCAGCGATTGACTTCAATGAGGGGTCAAATCTCTTATCTTTTGGGGTAATGAACTCAGCATAATCTCCCATGCCTAACCAATAAGTATTCTTGGAGTTCTTAATTTCATCCACCTTACGTTTGACTTCATGCTCAACACAATGAATAGTCCCTGCATGAATATCACCTAGTAGATAGAGTTTAATCTCAGGGTTTGATATTCGATAGTTTATGATTATATCTTTAACTTGCAATTAGAAAAGCCTCCTATCCTGATGTTTGTGGCAAACCTTACACCGTCTTGTAACCTTGTTACATTGAAAGGGGTGCTGCTCCCACTCCCCTGTATGAATCCCTATCCAGCATAATAGTCTACGCATTTATTTACTCCCCGATATTCTTTAAGGCCTTCTCTAAATGTTCTCGACACTCCTGAAGATGCTTAATAGCGTCTGTTAAATTAGCTTGGCATATCTCCCAGTTCATTTGCTCTAAAGTTAAATCTTCCATTACTCCAACTCCTTTATTTTAGTTTTGTAGTATTCATTAAGGTCTATTAAATCCTGCGGAGTGAACTTCTTAATCTGCTGAGATTCCTTTTCTAACACCTCATCATATCCCTCCCCATATAGTTTTATTATCTGCCGGCGATATTCAAAAGGATTAGATTTTAGATTTACGTTGCAGTTATAACACTGGGCATGAACACCTTTCTCGGAGAATAAGTTTGCGTTATGTCGGCCTGGTATAAAGTGACCCGCCTGAAGCATTTTAATATGGAGTCTCTTTTGGCATGTGATACAAAGACCCCATGAGGTACATCCTGTAGTTTTAAGACAATCCCTCATGCGAATGTATAAACTGAAGGTTGCCCAGCACTTCTTCTTTAAGGTACTAATTGAAGGTTGCTTCTTCTTACCTGTTTCTCTTAACATATTTCCTCTTGGGTTGAGGGATTATACTACTCCCACCATTGAGGGGCTTAGATTTTAATTCTAGTGCGCCTGGTAATACTTCAGGCATATCCTCCACCCTTGTTATCTTCTCTATGGAAACAGCCTTCACCATTTCGGGGGGCATTTTTAGTTCAGTTAGTAACCAGAGTTTAAGTGCAGGTTCCTCCATACCCTCGGGGGATTCTAACTCAGGGCTTTTCATGTTGATGTGAAAGTCTACTATGTATTTCAATTTTCTCTCCTATATAGATTATAAACTATCAATACCTATTTGTCAAGTGTTTTACTAGAAATTTTTATCAATATATCCTGATTTATGGCATACTGGACATGGCTTATTCGAATTACCCTCTTTAACCCACCCCTTACCATAGCATTTTGAGCATTTAACAACCTCACGGAAATTAACAATCTTCACCCCGTCATCTATGCCATAGGCATATGTTTTGCCAGCAAGCTTGCGTTTAGATTCCTTGACCTTGCCGAGGGTTAATAATACATCGTCTGATTCAGGCAGCTTATCAAGTAGGATTTCAACGTCTGCGAAGTCCTTTGTGAACTGCCCACCTCTACCAGCTTCAGCTCCCTCAGCTTTCTGTATAGCGATTATGGCGATTCCTTTACCTAACTCACGCTTGATTGATTCCATAATAGTGCCTATCATATAATGTTCGCCAGTGTCTATATTTATCCAATCAATAATATTGATTCTATCCTTAACGATATGCTCTGCGTAGTCTGACCGAACAGGCAAGAGTGTGAACTTCTGCTTGCCATTTTCATCTTGCCATTCTACCCAATTCATAGTTTTAATCCTGTGCATGAATCTAGGCGATGGTTTATTCTCTAGTGTAGTATATTCATTACCCATCAATACAGGATTGGAGTCTATGTTCTCACCGGCGAAATTCATACAGACCGTTGTCTTACCATAGTTTGACCTGCCCGATATGAGAACCAAATCACCCTCTCTAATAATAAGAGATTCGGCAAACTCCATCTCTTCCATAGTATTGAAATCACGGGGGAAAGATATTGTTATCGGGTCAGATATTGGTTCACCGAAGACATCTATCGGGTCAACTCTTTTAACTACACGATACTCGCCACGTACCCCAACAGACCTTAGTATCTTTTGTTCCATTAATCTATGAACTATAACTCGGATACCATCATAGGACTTAGAACCTGGTAGCAGATTGTATTCAGACCTTAACCCGCTAATGGTAACATTTTGCCCTTCAATGGTAGACAAATACCTCTTAATTTCATCTGGTGTTATCTCTGCCATATTACCCCTTTATTGATGTAACGATTGTAATTATGTAACGATTGTAACGCAATGTAACGATGCTAGGCGTGAAATGTAACGATTGTAACGACTTTAGTCACATCGTTACATCCCCTATAAGGTATATTATTTATATTAAGAAAGATACTAATCATATTTACTAAATCTCCCCTTCTTATCAAGATGCTCATTCAGCTTCTTTTGTAGATGTAAATATCCTGCCTTAGCTTGTTCTACCTGATACTTTAATTGCCTAACCTCTGGGATGTCTGGTATCTCATAGGTTACTTTTATAAGGTCTACATCATTCTTTAATTGTTCTAGTTCACGTTCTGAGTCTGGTTTATTGCAGTAGTGTTCGCAGGTACTCATGTGATACCTGCCAGATTTAACACTAGGGTCATGTGGGTATAATCGCTCTCTGCATTCATTACAAGTCATAACTAATTATAACACCTCTTTAAGTATTTGTCAATGATTGTGCAACCTATCTCCTTTATCATTGGTCTGCTATCGCATAATTAAGTAACTGACGGTAGGTTATCTGTGTCCCATTAAAGACAAAGAAGTCATTACGTGCCATTCCCCAGTCATAGATATATCGGCTCTGGTTGTCGCTTACCTCTAACCAGACATGGTAGACACTGTGGTTGTAAGGGCTAAGACCTTTCATAATTTTAACTTCGTAGTTTCTATGAAGACCCAGGAGATAAAGGTAGGAGTAAAGTGTCTCATCATCACAGTCGAAGCCGCCTGGAGGATAGGGGAATATGTCATCTCCCAGTTGCCATCCGATAACCGCCTTATCAAACTGCGTGAGTTGATATGTGTAATTATCAGACGGGTCATTACTGTTGGAAGCTGGACAAAGAATAAACAAACCCGCTATCCCAATTCCTGCCATAAAACACAGGATATAAAATAGCCACTTAGGTATTGACATCATCTGTTAAGTCTCCTTAGCCCCCATTTCTTTAGCAGCCCTTACCAGTGGTATATCATCAGGTTTAATCTCATTAAGGAACTCTATCATAGTAGAAGCCTCATCTTTGGTTAGTTCTTTAGTAGAGTTCTTCTTAAAGGTTTTCTGCATATAAGCTCTAGCCGCTTCCGGTGAGAGTCCCTTCTCTTTAGCGGTAGCATGGATTTTCTTGGTTTGAGGTACGGTGATACCATCAGATTCGATGGGTTTAGTTTCACTCTTTTGGGGTGTTTCAACATTTGGTGAAACAGGCTTTACTGGTGCTTTAACTTCCTGCTTAACATCCGGCTTGGTTGCTGTATTAGCATCATCATCATCGTCTGAGACAAGACCTAGAATGGCTGATAGACTATAACGCCTCGCATAGGTAATTGCCGAGCCTAATCCTTGAGGGTCATTCTTAACGGGGTTGACTAATTGAGTGCCGCTAATCCATTCGCCTGAAGTATGATACAAAGTAGTTTCAAGTACGCTATTATTATCAGGAAGTACCCCCATTGTTTGAACTACACCCAGTCCGTTCTCTGATAGGGGTTTACGGATAGATTCCCAGATGGTATCAAGGGAAGCGTATTTAGACTTATAGAATGGTTAGTTGAGTCCTTCTTGACCGCTGTCATTTTACCTTGGAAGTTAGATAGTGCTGTGGCTATTTCCTTTACTGATTCACTTCTCATATTATTCTCCTTTACCTTCTGCTTTGGCTAGTGCTTTCATTGCTATATCAAATAACTTTGCTTCCGCATCGTTGTGACATCGGTTGTAGTATTGATATTCTTTTAGTGCCAAATACATATCTGGTGCTGCTGCTATCAAGTGGGCATTGGCTTTAGCTTCTATTTTACTTGTGATATAACCGTCTTGCCAACATTGAGCAATTATTTCTGCATTCTCAGGGTTTCTAACTCCTATCCAGTTGCCCCCAGTTATTCTCTCCCATTCTCCCTTCGTATATTCCATTAGAACAATTCCTCCGATGTTTCTTCTTCCCCTTGTTTACGTTTATCTAAGAACATAACTTCCCTTGCTGTTAATTCCAGGTTATATTTAGTATCCCCGTCTTTATTTTCATAGCTGGTCATTCTGGCTTCACCCTCTACCCTGGCTAAAGAGCCTTTATGCCCGTACTGATTAGCATACTCAGCCTGTTTATTCCAGCAAGTTACTCTTGCCCAGACGGTTTCCTTTCTCTCGCCATATCCGTAGTTAGTAGCGATATTGAATGATGTTACTGGTGCGCCACTAGGGGTAAATCGCATTTCAGGTTCAGAGCCTAGATGTCCGATTATTTCCCACCGATTTAGTGTTGGCATTATCTCACCTCCGCTCCGATATTAGGGGCTTTCCCTTTTGCCCATACCAACATAATCTCGGCTTCTGTTTGGACACTGGTTAGGTCGTCTCCGTTGGCTTCTACCTTGAATCCGATAACCCCCTTAGTGCTGGCTGCCTGTTCAAATACTACTCTGTATTTACCATTGATTGTTTGGTGAATTATCTTTGTCTCGTTAAAATCTTCCATTAGTTCCTCCCTATTATTTCTGTATCTGTTTCATCCAGTTCCCAGACTGGCCCGATACCGTGTTCATGGAATACCCACGCCTTAGTGATTGCCTTGATTAAATCTTTCGCCTTGCATATTCCTGTTATCATTTCTTCTCCTAATAAGTATGTGTATTTATTCCACCGGATACATCAACTTTTATTTTACCATCCTTATTCTTTGCCCCCTCTATGTTTTTATTTAACCTTTCTAGCATTTCAGCTATTGCTACTAGAGCCTCTACTATTTCAGCTTGCCCTGATGGTAGTTCACCGTATTTGTTAGCATACATCCAGTTCATTTCTTTTTCTCCCAGTTATTACAAACTTCAATACTCGGTGCTGTTATTGGTCTTAGCACCTTAGGGCAATATTCCTGATAGTGTTTACAATTAAGACAATGTTTCATACTACCTCCCTTAACCTATATTCCTCATATTAACACATCAACCCCCATTTGTCAAGTGTTTTCAAGATTTATTTTCCTAAAGAAAAAGCCCCCTTCAATCAGGGGGCTTCGTGCAACCCGTTGCACAATCTTTTAACTTCTTTTCTGGTTACCGTTTCTCCATATCGGGGTATCGTCTGTTGCGAGTTCAAATACATTGGTATTACCAAGACCTACCCATGAACTACTAGCATATTTGATAGTGCGATATTCAGTAATACGTTTTGATATTTTAATTTGTGCTGTGATTTCGCTAGTATTCCTTTCCCCCCAACCGTGATTCTCATTTTCTTGGATTATTTGTGTTAATCTGTCTCTTAATTCTGTGATGTTCATTTCAATCTCCTTATCAACTCTTATACTACTATTATAAACTATATATATTAGTTTGTCAAGTGTTTTTAGATTAATATTAATATATATTTATAAAGCATAGATTTCTAATATATGTTATAATATATATAGAGAGATATATAAGGGGTTAAAATATGAGTATATTATGCCCTGATTTCAGACGGGCTGCTAATAACCGGCAAATGGTACGGTTAAAACAAAACATCGAGGGATATTTATATATAGAGAATATGGTTAGGAACTGGCCTAGAAATAAACCCTTACCTGAGCAGTTAATAGGCCGTGTCCCTACTTTGGGTAAGCATGAAAGTATGTATGGTATGCACGAGGTGAATGAATGAGCAGAAAATTAGACCACGCACTCAAAGAAGAAGTAATTGAGGCTTTGAAATTTCACGGGACTAAACAGTACGCTTCTAAGGTTTGTAATGTCTCGGTGAAAACCATTACCGCAGAAATGAACAGAAGTGAGATATTTAAACGTAGAGTAAATGAGGCTATGGTTGAGGGTAAGGCTAATACGGCAGATAGGGCTATTGAATTAATTAAAGCGTATGCGTTCGGTGAGATGCTTGAAGTATGCCCTTCTTGCAATGGGACAGGCGAGTCAAATAATCCTACTAAAGATGGGAAGCCGACAAAGTGTAAATTCTGTGAAGGCAAGGGCGAGATACTTAATAAAACAGACCGAAACAGATTAACAGCAGCGATAGCCCTAGCCAATGCTTATGAACCAGGCTTTAGGGGTACTACAAACGTTCAAGGTAAGATAGAGCATGATGTTAAGGTAATATCAGCAGTACCTAGACCTAAATATACAGTCATTGAAAATAAACCTCTTAAAGCACTTGATAAAGGGAAGGATAAGGGTTATAATAGTGTAGAGGAAGTAATAGAGGGTGAGGTTATAAATGAATGAACTAACAGCCCCTAAAGGATGGTGAGCAATGAAGTTTATGCTCTGGTTAGTATATCAAGTAACAAAAATAAACCCTATCTGGTTTTTGCTGGCTTCCGTGAAGGCAATGGGTTGGAATGTTGAAGTTATTGGTAATGACAATGATGATGTTTCGCAATTTATAATTAAGAACCCAAGTTATAAGGATGATAAATGACAACAGAAATAACCGAATCTTGGTTTACAAATCTGATTGAGGATTGTAAAGATATAGTAGTAGAGCATGAGTTCGCTTCAAGGTGGGCTTTAGTAGAGGGTTATCATACTCTAGGAAGCCGTATCATATTGGAAACAGCTAACTTTGAGAGGTCACAGATATACGGACAGAACATCGTGCAATGCGTTGCACAATCTTTAGGTAAGAAGAAGAGGACTATTTATTATGCAGTTAAATTCGCTACGCTATACCCAGACCTCAACCTGTTACCTGAAGGTAAGAATATCTCATTCCATCACATTATAAACAAATACCTAACAGCCGGTGAAGAGAAGCCTGTTAAGATAACCCCTACCGAGATGATAAGGCAGATTAAACAGTTACTACAAACAGAACTACAAAAAGAGCTTCAATCAGTAAACAACGGTGAAATAGCTATCAATAAATCAAATATCGAGTTTATACGTTATCTACAAGACCAAATAAACAAGATAACAGGAGAGTAAAAATGTCTTATATGCACATAGACAATCTTTATAAGAATCAAGATATACTTTTATTTCCAGAGTGCTATGCTATGGAGAAAATACATGGTACGTCTGCTCATATTTCCTACAACAATGGAGAAGTTAAGTTCTTCGCTGGTGGAGGTAATTACGATAATTTCGTTGCCCTATTTAATATAGATGACTTGAAGAAACGCTTTAGCGAAATAATTATTGGCGTTGAAACTGCAATTATATATGGAGAAAGTTATGGCGGTAAACAACAGAGGATGTCTGCTGTATATGGGAAAGACGGTAAGTTCGTAGCATTTGAGGTAAAGATTGGGGATGTTTGGCTAAATGTGCCTAAGGCTGAGCAAATAGTATTAGGGTTAGGATTGGAATTTGTCCATTATAAGCGTATTCCTAGTAATATGATAGCTATTGATGCAGAGCGAGACGCTTTATCAATTCAAGCACAGAGGAACGGCATGGGGGAACATCCAAGAGAGGGCGTTGTTCTGAGACCAATTGAAGAAGTAACAAAGAATAATGGTAGTAGGATTATAGCTAAACACAAAACGGATGCTTATTCTGAGACTAAAACTCCTAGGGATGTATCACCTGAGAAATTACGTGTTATTGAAGAAGCTAGAGCTATTGCTGATGAATGGGTAACACTGATGAGATTAGAGCATATCCTATCAAGTAATGGTTTAAATCTTAGTATGGAGAATATAGGCAAGATTATACCATTGATAACTGAAGATATTATCCGTGAAGCTGAGGGGGAAATTGTAGATTCACTAGATGCACGAAAAGAAATAGGCAAGCAAACAGCACTTTTAGTTAAACGTAAACTCAGGGGTTATCTACAAGACCAAGTAGAGAAGATAACAGGAGGATAGAATGGACATCGGTAGATTGATTTGGATTATGTGGGATTTTGTAACGTGTTTCCTTTGCATAGGTATAGCGGTTTATAACCGTAATGATAAAATATCTATCGCCTGGTGGGTTATGGCTGGGGCTCAATTCTCAGTTGGTGTTTTGCAAGTATTAGGGGTTCTCCCTTTGGGTAAATAAGATAACAAGGAGTTAATATGGACAATAAAGATAACCAACCCGATAACAGAAACCATAAAGGTGAGATGTGTCCCTATAAGGTTATACTTTGCCAAGAGTCCTATTGCGAGGGGTGTCAAATATATATTGACTGGTGTTTATCATTATGGGAGTAATCTATAACATCTGTATTAAACGTATACAGGAACATCAAGGGGGGATAATATGAAAGAGTTTTATTATGGAGTGTGGACTGTCGTAGGTTTAATATTGGCATTTGTATTAGGGCTTTCTATACCCTTACTCTTGCGATTAGGTGTAATGTTAAGATAATATATTCAGGAGAGAAGATTAGTATAAGGAGGAATTAAATGGCAATAATGAAATGCCCTAAATGTAACGGTTCAGGTAAAGAGTATGTAGACCCTAGCAATGGAGGGCAATCTACATCAGTAGCACCCTATACTACAGTATGCTCTAGTTGTGGTGGTAAGGGATACGTGACTGATAAAGAATAAATGCTAACAGGTGATAAGAAGAAACTATACCAACGTAACTATATGAGAATGAGACGGGCTGCTATAGGTGAATCAAATCACAATGCAGCCAGTGTAAAGCTAATTGATGGCATTGTTAGACCCACTGTTAGACCTCAAGTGGATGCAGACGGGAATGTATTGTATGATGATTGGTAATTGTGCGTGGATATAAGGAGATGCGGGCGGTGATAGTTTAATGGTAGAACAGTTATCATTCCAGATAACAGAAGGCGGTTCAATCCCGACCTCACCGCTCCAATTTACTATTACAGAATTAAGTTCAAGGGGAGCGTGTGCGCTCAATAAGAGATGGCATAGTAGGTTACCCGAACTTCACTGGAGTAATGTTTCACGAAGCCATCTTAATGTTTGTTATGGAGCGATGTATAATCACGAGTGGTTTGCAGTGGGGATATGGTCATCCCCTGTTAACCAGTCCTATAATATGGATACAGTATTAGAACTAAGGCGGTTAGCAATATCACCAGACGCACCCCGAAACACAGCTTCAAGAATGATTAAGGTTATGATAACACTTATAAAGAAGAGACTGCCAACTATCAACAGGTTTATATCATACCAAGATACAGAGGTACATAAGGGAACTATCTATAAGGCATCAGGGTGGAAACCAGTGGGGACTACAGTATATAGAGCATGGGATAAGACTAGACAACGTAATACAAGCCAAAGCACAGCAGATAAGATAAGGTGGGAATACACCATTTGAACACTAGGCGTGGAGATACTGTTTGCCTCTGTCTACCCCTCTTAAAAAATGTTATATATTTCTAACATAATGTAAAGTATACTTTACATTAATCATACCTAACATGACATAACTATTATTGTGCGCCCCAGGGGGGCTTTATTTACCTGGGAATTGAGAGAATAGGCGTGAGTATCCCCCAATATAAGTACAGAAACATAAAAGGAACTCACCAGCAACAACCGGCATATAAGGCATAAAAGAAATAGATAAAATAGAGTTTCTATTGACAAATCAGTAGTTTTGTAGTAAAATAGGTCTGGAGGGATATAGAATGAATCAGATAGTAAATATCAATGAACAACCGGACTTATTTGGTAACATAGTAGCGTCAACTCCTAGTATAGACAGAGATAGCTTGTATCCTGTGTTAAGGGATATCTTTCACAATACATCTCTTGATGGTTTTGTTGGCATGATGACTAATATTTATACTGAGACGTTGGAGTATCTTGATTTACTTAATGGTAAGAACGCTTGTCAAAAGACTTCTTTATTATTCAATCCACATAGATTAGATACACGTTCCAATACTAGCAAGCACTCTATCTTCTCTGGATTACAGACTGATAGCTTTTGTAGTGGATTAGCTTAGGGCT